TACCGTTGATCCAATGTCATTGGTTCCAAAGCAAAGCACAAAGCGGCTGGCGTCAGAAACAAGAAAAAAGATTTGGGACAGCGGAACACTGCTTGCCCCATTTAACTGTGATACCAGTACTCCCCGTGCGGATATCTTGTGTGTTCCAGACTGACTGCCTGTAGTGGTTATAAGCGCCCCGGTGGGGGTTGCCGACAAGTTGAACGTGGTAGATGACACAAAACGGGTGTAGTAGGTTGTGCCCACCAGCAGACCTGTTGGCAGTGCGCCAGAAGTTTCAAGGACAATGGCTGTTTTATTTGGAATGCTGATAGTGGCTGAGACAACGCAGGGGTTGGCAATTGTCATTGTGACTGTAGGCGCTTGATAACCAATACTGGCGTCCCAGTAATACAGCGGCCCACCCCTTGGGCCATAAATCAAATCTTCACCAAAGTTAAATTGGTTCCATATCCGCATAGCTTCCGTAGAAGATGTGCTAGTCCCCCAAACACCAGAACTCCAAGCGCCTGCACCCCAACCTACCTGCGGTGTAGCGTATGCTGACCCCGTGTTAATTTGATACACAGCATAAACAGTTCCACCGCCTGAAGCTGTGGACGTTGCCGCAGATGCAGCGGTGATGGTGTATACGTTGGCACTGACTAGGACTAGCTGGTACTCCCCAGCTATGGTCAGCCCCCCAACGGCTGTAGCGCCTGTGTACGTTACAAAATCATTGTTGACGTAGCCGCCCGTGGCATCTGTGACTGTGACTGTGGTAGACCCGCTGACAGTGGCAAACGGGTTGGTCAGTGTGTGGACAGTCTGTGTAGGGGTGATGTCGTAGTACGCACCACCGTTGAGGATGTAAAACTTAAAGTTTGTTCCAACCCCAAGGAGGTTTTGGAAACCAAGGGTAACCCAGTTCCACAAGGATCGGCAGACGCCAAGAAACGTGTTGGCAGAGATGCGTATCCAGCCGCCTATTTTTTCAGGCGTACCCTGCCGAAACCGGACGTTATCCGACTCATAGTAGCCGCCTTCATTGGTGTATCTGGTGTTTTCCCTGTTTACACCCGGCTTGAGTTGAATTTTCAGTAGTGGCATTTTCCATCCTAAGACAGGAACAGGGCACGTTCGTCATTGCGGCGCTTGACTAGTCCCGGTAAGATTTTACCCCCACCCCTTACAAACTTCAAGAACTCATCTGCCGCTTCTTGCATCTCGCCCCGAAGAACCTTCGAACGGAGGGTTGATCGCTGTACGCCCCCCAGACCCAAATTAAAAGCAAAGCTGACAAGAGCATCATTTTGACCTTGGGTAAGCACCAGAGGAAAAAGTCGGGCGACCCCAACTTCAAATCGGATGAGATCAGCACCAAGGGTTCCATCTACCTCATCCTTTGAAAAAGCCCGACTATCCTCTGGCGCAAGCGGGAAAGCGTCTCTTTGATCCAGTGGTAAACGTCCTTGATCCGGGTATAAAACATGTCCAACTCCTACAGTCCAAAGCCTTGCTGGACAGCGGTAAGGCTTAAACCGCACTCCTTCATGGTGCTTGATCATCTCCTTGCACCGCTGAGATACTTTCAATCCTTGCCACCTTTAAACGCTCTGCCGCCAAAGTGGAAGCTGATGATCGACGCAAAGATGATCTGCGTGTCGTCGTCCCAAAGTTTTTGAATCAGCACATCAAACGCAATGTCCCGATGCCAAGCGTAGATAAAGCCGCCGACCTCAACAAAGGCAAACAGCCCAAAGAAACCATAGGTCAGTATGGGCCTGACACCAGCGCGGAGGTTGATCATCCACTGGCTGGCCCCTTGCCCTATGGCTATGTCGTGAGCGTACAGCGCAGCCCGTTCAGATGCCTCTGCCTCAATAGCCTGACCCTCAACCTTGATCTCCTCCACCCGCTGCGCGGCTTCAAAGCCAGCCTTGCGTAGCTCAAGCTCACGTTCCGTCTGGAGCCTTGCCATTGTGAGTTCGTGGCTCTTGTCTGCACGGTCTTGAAAAAAGCCAAGCAGCTTGGGCAGGCCACCAGCCAAGAAGCTGACCAGTGTAGTGAATAGGGTTAGCATTTCTTTTCTTCCTCATGAGACAATTTGACGCCAGCCAATAGGCCAATGAAGCCACCAACAATAGTCTGAAACGCAGGCCCGACCAGCTCAAAAATTTTATTGTTGTCCACGAGTGGATCAAACAGTCCAAGCAGCATGACACTCGACATTGTCAGGACAACAACACATAAGGTTATGCTAACCATCAAGGTGACGAAGAAGGTGAGCTTGGCTTTCATTTTTTATTCCACATTTCGAATAAAGTTTTAATTTTCTCTTCCAATACTGCCACCCGCAAGTCGAGCTTTGCCAGCACAATGATCAGCGTGATGATTGCCAGCAGAATGGGCCATGCCTTAGACAGCAATTCAAAGAAATCCACATCACAGCCCTAGTACTTTCGCAACAAACTGGGCAGCAGCCCCCGGGCCAAAAAGTACTGCGGCAATCACAACGTACAGCAGGTACTCAATCTTTGTCATCCGCTTTGAGCCATTGGCAAAGCTCTTCTGGATGCCCTCATAACGTTCAGCGCAGATGGCCTCATGCGTAGCCAGCCGAGCCTCCGTCTCGCTAATCATTTTCTCAGTCATGGTGCGTCAGGCCAAGTGACTGTCCAAGGGAACCCAGTCTGTTCGGTGATGTCTCGCAACGTCATGCGGTAAACGGCCCATGCAGTTTTGTCAGCAGTAGCGTCAGTGATCTGCGTCCAGTCGCTGTCCTTGAGCAGGTTGTTGCGCTGTTGCCGAACGGCAGATGCTGCGCTGTCAAAGCGTTGCGTTACCTCTTCAGTTGTCATCTCCCGCACCCGCCACACTTGTGTCCAACGCTGGTCTTCATTGTTAAAGACGGGTGGGTCTTCCTCCAACACCTGAGTGTCAGACAAAACAGGCTGCGTAGCAAAGTACACCCGCATTGCACCGTACTCAGCCATTGTTTCGTCACTGACGGTACTGGGAAAGCTGGTATTGAGATTGGCGCGTTGTATCTCGTACAAGCTGTACGGATACTGCTTGACCGCACCGTTTTCAATGAGTGCAAACATAAAATTACCCCACTTGCTTCTTTATGACAGCTAACATGATCTTGGCTTTCTTCTGCTCAAGTTTCTCAGATGCGTACAAGGTGTGCAACTGCTCAGAAAATGCCGCCAGTTCAAGCCGCTCATCAGGCGGCAGCTTGCTGATTTCTTCAAACGCCAGCGTGTAGTTGTCAATGTTGATCTGGTAGTGCATGACCTCTGCTTCACGGGCGGTGAGCGAGGATGCAAGAATTTCTTCTCGGGTTTGTGGTTTAGTTTCAGTTTGATCTGCCATGGTTTTCCTTTATGTTAAGAAGTGATTTGTCCGAATGCTACGCCTTTTCCATCGCCAGCAGGCACTGTAGCGGGAGCAGAATACTTTGTCCCAAACCCCGAACCTGACCAAGGATAGGCTGTTACACCATCTAAACTATTAGCTACAGCTATTGCTAAACCATCAGAACTAAATGCCACGCCAAACGCATTACTTGCTGGCAATGTAGCTGGATCAGAATATTTAGTTCCAAATCCTGAACCTGACCAAGGATAAGCTGAGATAAGCGGGATTCCCTCTCCAGATACCGCAATTGCTGAACCATCTGGACTAAAAGCTACACCTGTTGAATCAGCCGGTGGCACTGTTGCAGGATTGGAATATTTAGTACCAAAACTACTACCCGACCAAGGGTAAGCTGTTATATATGGTGATGTAGTTTGGTTAACTATTGCTATTTCCGAACCGTTAGGACTAAAAGCTAATCCATTTCCAGTGTCTGGAGGCAATGTAGCTGGATTAGCATACTTGGTTCCAAATCCACTACCAGACCAAGGATAAGCTGATACAAATGGGGTTGTGCTGTGAGCTACAGCTATAGTTAAACCATTAGGACTGAAAGTTACACCTCGTCCACTAGACGCAGGTAATGTAGCAGGATTAGCATATTTAGTGCCAAAACCACTAGCCGACCAAGGGTAAGCTGAAACAAATGGTGTTATAGCGTGTGCTAGTGCAATATTTAAACCATCAGGACTAAAAGAGATTCCATTTCCGTCACCAGTAGGCAATGTAGCTGGGTTTGAATATTTAGTTCCAAAGCCAGAACTAGACCAAGGGTATGCAGATATAAATGGTGTAATGGCATGGCCTATTGCAATATAAGAACCATTGGAACTAAATGCTACGCTTTTTCCATTACTTGCTGGCAACGTAGCTGGGTCTGTAAATTTAGCCCCAAAACCTAACGCGCTGCTCCAAGGGTATGCTGATACAAATGGTGTTGTAGAGTGAGCCACAGCCACAAACTGAGAGTACTTTGCATCGCCAACTGTGCCCCATGCTACGCCTTCTCCGTTCCCCCCACCGGGCAATGATGTTGGATTAGCGTATTTAGTACCAAAGCTACTGCCAGACCAAGGGTAGGCAGTAATGAATGGCGTTGTGCTGTGAGCTATTGCAATATTAGCGCCATCGGAACTAAAAGCTACACCGTTGCCAGTTCCCGTTGGTAGCGTAGCTGGATCAGCATATTTAGTTCCAAATCCAGAGCCTGACCAAGGATAAACACTAACAAATGGAGTTGTCTGGTGGCCTACGGCTATGGCAGTCCCAGCAGGACTGAAAGCTACGCTATACCCACTATCTGGAGGCAATGTAGCGGGGTTAGTATATTTAGTACCAAATCCACTACCGCCCCAAGAGTATGCTGATATAAATGGTGATATATTATGAGCTACAGCTATCGCAGAATTATCAGGGCTGAAAGCTACACCATTTCCAATGCCTGTAGGCAATGTAGCGGGGTCAGCATATTTAGTCCCAAATCCTGAACCAGACCACGGATAGGCTGTAATAAAAGGAGTCGTAGAGTGGGCTATTGCAATATTAGCGCTATCGGGACTAAAAGCTACGGACTGCCCCTGTCCCGCTGGTAATGTAGCGGGGTTAGCATATTTAGTCCCAAAGCCAGAACCTGACCAAGGGTAAGCTGCAATATATGGTGTGCTATTGTGAGCTACTGCTAAATTAAATCCATCTGCACTAAAAGTTACGGCATTTGCAGTACTAACAGGCAATGTAGCTGGATTAGAATATTTAGTACCAAACCCGCTACCCGACCAAGGATAAGCTGAAATAAATGGGGTCACACTGTGAGCAACAGCTATTGCAGAACTATCTGGGCTAAAGGCTACGCCATTTGCACCGTTCGGGGGCAAAGTGGCAGGATTGCTGTAAGTGCCTCTAAACCCGCTTGTACCCCATGAGTAGGCGGTAATAAATGGAGTTGCACCAAAAGCTAAAGCCAATACTTTAGGAGCCGCTACAACTGCGCTACTTGCTGTTTTACTCGCTGCAAACATTTCAGTCCTTACGGTGTGTAGTTCTGACTGACCGTTACGCCATACCAATTTGTACCGTCGGCAAAAAAACTATAAATATCTTGCCTAGACGCTGTGCTGGTAATTGTTGGCGCAACACCGTTGGGATATTTAACCGTTGACCAAGTAACTGTTCTACCTCCAGTAGCGTCTTGTTTTAAAAATATAATAAAAGACTTACCAGACGTTGCAGTTGGCATGGTGATGGTGGTATTACTCGTCAGCGTGATGATCTGCACAGTGCCGTTGGTCAGCGCCAGCGTGATGGCAGCGCCTGAGTTGGCTGAGAACGGTGTTTCAATGTAGTTAGTTATTGTTGGGAGTGTAAGAGTTGGGGTTGTAAGAGTTGGAGAGCTTGACAGCACTACAGAGCCAGTGCCTGTTGACGTTAAAACACCTGTACCGCCAGATGCCACAGGCAGCGCAGCACCGAGAGTCAAAGCAGCAAGGTAATTCTCGGCTGTAATGATGTCTGTGCCGTTGCTGACTAGGGCTATTTTTGCGGCGGCTGGGATGGATACCCCGGTTTGACCTGTAACTTTAAACGTGATGGCAGACACAGTGTTGTTGAAAACAAAGTACATCTTTGTTTTAGCTGTGGGGACGTTGACCGTACCACCACCCGTGCCATTAAGCTGGATGTAGATGCTGCGGGCTACCCCTGTTGTGCCATCAGGAATGGTCAGCGTGTCTGAGCCTCCAGTAGCAGTAAAAGCCTGATACCCCAACGCTTCGTCAAGCATGTTGGTAATGTTGGAATTTACAACTGTGCCCCAAGTGCCTGACAACTCCCCTGTAGCAGGTAAGGCTAAAGCCAAATTTGAAGTGTATGACGTTGCCATTATTTTCTACCCTTTATGACCAGTTGCCAACAGTGACGTTAGTAGTGCTATTTGTTGGGCTAACTGCGTTAATTCTAAAATAAGAACCAACACCAACGACAGGGGCCGCAGCTATCGTAACTGACACTTGCGGGATAACCGTACCAGCTACAGTCACATTAATAACGCCAGAAATAAAAGCATAGCCCACCGTATTAACAGAGGCAGTCGCCAACGTAGTGTTGGCTGCTGTACTAAATGTTGTTTGGGCCGCTGTAGCAGTCGCCAAAGTTGCTGTTCCTTTTTGAGCCTCAGACCGCCACTGTTGTGTAAACGTAGCCGCTCCACCAAGTGCAAAACCAAATGACCCAGAAGT